ACAGGAACGCTGATGTGCAGAATCTCATGGCATTGGTCACACATCTTAACTGGTGCCTCTCCTGAGCCTTCACCGCGCTTCTTAGACTTATCCTCAATGTTCACGTTGGTGATTGGGCCGTGTGTTTGAACCACACCAGCAAAGTCTAATACTAAGCAATGGTCGGTATGGCTCTTAGGTCGTAAGCCACGCCCAGCCATCTGCACATAAAGACTAGCCGATAAAGTTGGTCGAAGCATGGCAATCAAGTCAATGTCAGGGTAATCAAACCCAGTTGTTAGCACATCACAGTTAGTGAGTGCCTGAATTTTCCCAGCCTTATACTCATCTAAAATGCGCTTGCGTTCTGTCTTACTTGTATCACCTGTAATACATTCTGCAACAATGTTTCTTTTGAGCAACACATCTCTGACGTGGTAAGCATGGTCAACACCAGCACAGAAAAATAACCATGCCTTTCTATCCTCTGCTAGTGAGATAACCTCATCAACCACACCATAGTTATTGTCATCGTTATCAACGGCTGCCTGTAGCTCTGATTCAATATACTCACCACCACGCTTATGAACCCCCTCTGTGGATAACTTTTTGCTAGTGATTTTTGAACGTAGTGGCGCAAGGTATTTCTTATATATCAACTCCTCAATACTGACAGGCTCAATTAAAGCATCAAACAAGGCTGGCTTATCAGTAATCAGCCCATGGCCTAATCGATATGGCGTAGCAGACAGGCCAATCACACGAAGGCTAGGATTAATCTCAATCAACTCTTTAATCAATGTGCGATAGCCACCTTCATCTTTATGTGACACAAGATGACATTCGTCAATGATAATCAAGTCAACGTGACCAATCTCATCTGAGCGTTTACGCACAGATTGAATACCAGCGAATGTGATTGCCTCACCTAGTTCACGCTTCCCGATACTGGCTGAGTAAATACCCATCGGTGCGTTGGGCCAGTGTAAGCGCATCTTCTCTGCGTTCTGCTCAATTAATTCCTTAACGTGAGTGAGCATTAACACACGAGTTTCAGGCCAGTTCTGCACTGCATCCTTACACAGTGCAGCGACAATGTGGCTCTTGCCTGAGCCTGTTGGAAGCACTAAGCATGGATGGCCTTTGTTCTTAGATAGCCAATCGTATAGCTGGTCAATTGAGCGTTGTTGGTATTCACGAAGCATTTATAATCTTAGCCCCCATAGTTTCACGCAACTCTTTAGTGAAGTCGCTAGGATTGGCGCACTCGTCAGGATTGGCTAATATCTCGCTAGACTTAAATCCATCAGCACCATTAAGAACTTCTTTCTTGTTGATAATGTAAATTGCATGCCACTCATCTTTACCAGGCATAAACTGATACGGCACTAGCTCAGGGTGAATTACATGTGCATCACAGCCATTGTATTGAGCGTCTAATGGGATAGTTGCATCGTAGCGTGTACATGTCCAAGTGCTGTCCTCATTACATGTAACATGAGCGCATGTTCGACAATTGGATTCTTTAATAGCCTTGGAGCCGTGACAGAAATCGTGTGCGTCACAAAACTTACACTCGTACCAAGATGGGTCGGTGGTAAGTGGTGGGGGCAGTCTTTCCATCATCGTAATGCGATGTGCTTTAGTCACCAATTTCATGGCAAATTCTTTATCTAGCTTAACGCGCTCCGTGTAAATCTCATCGTTATCCTTACACACGGCATAGTAGAAGCCACGTTCTAATTTCAGTCCAAGCATGTAAACCTGCATCTGAGCGTAGTGCATCGGCTTAGATTTCTGCATGCCGTTCTTAACTAAGTCATCAAATGATTTCTTGGAGTGAGTTTTGAACTCAGCTAGGTGAACTTTGTTTGGTGATTCAGGTAGGCCACTGTGGATAATGCCATCTACGGAGCCGCCAAAGTGTTTTCCAAAATCAACTTTGTTTTGAGTGGCTCGGACATCTACACCGATACTACGCAAGTCACGTAGTATGTTGGCTTCCTCATTGTGGCCACGTCTAAACAATCGAAGCAATCTACCTTCAAACCTAGGTATGACTGCCCAATGAAATGATAGCCATAACCACCGTTCACATGGATGGCCTATGATTGAGCAACCTAGATGTGGCCTAGGATTTTCTTTTTTATCTTCATGGAACTTATTAATTAAATTAATGGTGGTTGGCAGTAAACTCATTTTTTATTCGCAACCTCTCTCAAATCACGCATTTCTTCAAATTTTAATATTTCGTAGTATTGCTCAAATATCTTACCTATCTCAATGCTAGTGAACTTGTTAAAGTTGACATATTCAATAATCTTTTTGCCAAGTTTTTCATAGTATTTATCTTGCATTTTTAATTGTCCTTTTGTGTAAGCTCAATATTCTATTTGCCATATCATAAGTTAATCTTTCTTGACATAAATATTCATAGTAAAAACCTTGTCCTGCCTTTAAAGATTTATTAACGGCAAGATTACTTCCTAAAAATTCAGATAATTGTTCATACAATTTTTTAAACAATAATGCTTTGCTTCCATATATCATTGCCTTGTTATTTTGATTACTTGTATAATCAGAATTTGTGTGTAATTTTGTTTTATAAACTGTTTTCATAATATATCCTCCTTAAAAGATGGGGATGTCCTCAACCTAAGAGATACACTGGTTTGTGGCCGTTACCGATACCACCATCCCCAAAACCTAATTACTTCTTAGCCCATGGTGGCGCTGCTTTGCCATCGTCTTGTTTAAATAGTGCTGCATCTTCTTTATTCATAACGCCAGGCATTGATGCACCTCCTAATGATTTATACCCACGTACATCATTGGTTGGCTCATAACCTTCTTGGGTGCGGATAGAAAGTTTAATCTGCAATGCACCACCGATTAGTTGGTCAGTGTCATCAACACGAGATAAACCAATTGCTCTCATAATAGAACCTAGAGCCTGACGGCCAATCTCCTCAGCTTGAGTTGATTTGTTCTTTATGTTGATGTTGCCAAATACAACACGGCCTTGATGTGTAGGGCCTGTAACGTCATACCTTACAGCAACGTACTGACCAGTTTTATCCTTAGTATCACGGATTTCAGCCTTATTAATGACTGCGTTATACCAACCTTCAGGTAATGGTGAAAAGTCGTTCTGTTGCTCAGGGATTGAGTTAATATCAAATGATTCGCCTAGTAATGCCATGGTGTTACTCCTTAATTGAAATAGTAAATGATGGTCTGCCTGGTGTAGTTGTAATGGCTAACATCAATGGTTTAGTAATTGCTTCGTTTGTCGCTTTCCATACGGCTGAGTTAATCTCAGCTTTCCAACGGAATAAATCATGTAGGTGTTCAGTTAATCCATGAGTAGCAGCGATGTCTTGCAACTGCTCAGTGTCAACCTTACGGTTCATACGGCCTACAATCTTGATAGAGTAGCCATCATCTAAGTTGACGTTCTCAGTTCCTTCAAGCGTTTCAGGTATGCCAATCAAACTCATTAGCTTATCTTCTACGTCACGTCTGCGCTCAGTAGCTACACGCTCGGCCTCTTTTAACTCAAGCCATAGTTTAGATAGGTCGGATAACGTGGTCATTATTTACCTCCAATCTTTTTAATGATTGCACCCAAGTCTGGCGCTTCCCATGCGTCTAACTTGCCACTACGGTCTTTAGCAGACCAAGCACCATCAGAATCGCACATCAAAGCACGTTGAACCTTACCTTCTCCGTCACGCTCAACTCGTAATGCCAATACCTCATCAAAGAAATACGGCAGTTGCTGACCTGTCTTATTGCCTGGCATCGATGGCGCATACAACATCTTGCCCATCTCATCCTGCGACTTCTCCAACTTCGCACTCATATATACATGGCGGTTTGGAATGTCACGGAACGCACGAATAATGTCGGCCATTTGTTCCTGCATCGCACCGTAGGCAGCGCGTGGGTCTTTAGTTAGTTTGCGTTCGTAGTTCAACACCACCTCAGCAATCTCACTAATGGAATCCAATGCAACGGATTCAAACTCCAAGCCTTCTTTAGATTCTGTCAGCCATGCGTAGGCTTCTTTAAGTTCTTCCATCGAGGAAATCTCAATGTATGGAACATCTGCATCCTGTATAGACAGTAAACCGCCCTCAGCAGATAATACGATTGGTTTAGGTAAAGTAGGTATCAGGGATGTTTTCCCTGCCCCTGCCTGACCGTACACTAATAACTTCACGCCATTTGTATGTAGCGAAGAAGTTGATTTAAGGCTAATAGCCATTTTAGTTCTCCTATGTAAAGCCTCGGTCTGAACAATTCAATTTGAGGCAGTGGTTGTATTCTATTACAATTTAATTTATGATGTCAACACCAAACGCAAATTAATTTACACGGAAAGGAAACTTTATGACACTTAGTGATGTAAGAGAACGACTTAAGGACTCTAATTTAATGGCGGTATCAAAGGCTGCTGGTGTACACTACAACGCCTTGTATCGTTTAATGAACGAATCAACTAACCCACAATACGAAACAGTCCAAAAATTAATATCATATTTAGAGGCCACTCATGGGTAATATCAAAAATATTATTGGTAGCTTTACGCCACCAGTAGAAAAGATAATTAAACCAGCAGAG